GATATCCAACTCGGACAGTCGCTTACATGCGTCTCTCACGGCATTGCCAGGGGAGTCATCCACCTGTGATCGTAGTCGGACAAATACTAATGCTTTAAATTTCATCTAGGTTTGTTTGTCATACAGCCATTATACAATAAAAAACCACCCCCGTCAAGGAGGTGGTGGACAGTTCAGAAAGTGGTTTAGTCCTTGTAAAGGTTCTCCAGTTTTTCTCTAGAGAAATCCACATACAATAACTCATCACCTTCCTTTGGTGCTTCTGGATGTCTTGGTTTGGGAGGAGTCCTCATCTCTATGTTAATAGATTGAATGTTAGCCCACATCATAGCGAAGGCACCACCAGCAATAAGAGCGAAGCATATAAAGTATAGCATGACTTCAAAACTATTCATCATGCCTCCTGTAGAGATTGAACTGTATCATGAAGTTCTCCAATGTCAAGGAGACCTTCAGCACTGAACCAAGGGGCATTTGCCCAACTAAATCCTTCACCAAAGGTGTTATCGGGTGCTGTGATGTACCAATGACATGCTGTGTCAGGTACATCTACGGCACACTTACTCCAATCATCACTCCACTGTGGGACTTGAACCCACATAATGGCAGCAAATATAAAACTGAATAGTGATTTGATCATGGTCTTATTAAAGGTTAGGGCGAAAGTTTTAATAACGAGAATCCTTATTAAAGGTTTAGTGGGTTTCCTTTAATAAGAGAAATCCTTATTAAAGGTTAGAGAGCATTTCCGCGAGGCAATACCTCCTCTGGAAAAATGAAATTTTCATGTGGTTGATCAGCAGGTGCTAACCATGCTCTCAATCCCTCGTTTAAAAGTATGTTCTTTGTATAGAATGTCTCGAATTCTGGATCTTCTGCTGCTCTAATCTCTTGACTCACGAAATCGTAAGCACGAAGATTGAGAGCAAGACCAATAATACCAATACTGGATGTCCATAGACCCATAACAGGCACAAACAACATGAAGAAATGAAGCCAGCGCTTGTTAGAAAATGCAATACCGAAGATCTGCGACCAGAAGCGGTTTGCAGTAACCATAGAGTAAGTTTCCTCCTCTTGTGTTGAATCAAACGCCTTAAAGGTGTTTGCTTGATCGCCGTCTTCATAGAGAGTATTCTCAACTGTTACACCGTGAATTGCCGATAGTAATGCACCACCTAAGATACCTGCTACTCCCATCATATGGAATGGGTTGAGCGTCCAGTTATGGAAACCCTGTAGGAAGAGTAGAAAGCGGAATATCGCAGACACACCAAACGACGGCGCAAAGAACCAGCTGGACTGTCCGAGAGGATAGATGAGAAACACACTGACAAAAACAGCGATAGGCCCAGAGAACGCAATAGCATTATACGGACGAATTCCAATTAACCTAGCCAACTCGAATTGACGAAGCATGAAACCAATGAGGGCAAATGCTCCGTGGAGTGCCACAAAATTCCAGAGTCCCCCAAGTTGGATCCAGCGGACGAAATCCCCCTGAGCCTCAGGACCCCAGAGAAGAAGAAGAGAATGACCCATAGCGTCAGCTGGAGTACTAACTGCCGCTGTAAGAAAGTTTGCACCCTCAAGATAGGAACTAGCGAGACCGTGGGTATACCAGCTCGTTGCGAAAGTCGTGCCAGTAACCCAACCGCCAATAGCAAGATAAGCAGTGGGTAGAAGAAGAAGTCCAGACCAGCCAATAAAAACGAAACGATCCCGTTTAAGCCAGTCGTCGAGTATGTCAAACCATCCCCTCCTTTGTTGTTGTAATGTTGATGCTACCATTATTTAAAACCTCCATTAGTTTTTTTGTTTTGTTTTGAATCTAAAATTTGCACAGTGCAACCAGTATAGTTTCTAACTTTTTCAAACCATACTTTTCTTAGAGTTTCATAGTCTTCTAAAATTACACTGCCCTGATTAGGAATGTTTAACTTGTATGTGTGTCTGTCATAAAGACCATTATATGTAGATGTAAAATACCTTTCATCAGTGGGATCAATTACTTGTGTCATTTTCCAGAAGTGTCATAGCCTAATTCATCATCAGTCTTTTTCATTTCTTGTACTGTCCATGAACCACCTACACCACCGTCCATGTTGACAGTAATATCTTGTGGTTGAACAGGTTCATATGAATGTTGGGGTTTATGTTCCCTATCCATAGGTTGAGACTTAATGTCATCATTGCGGGAAAGATTTTTAATCACAATAAATGCATCTTTATTGTACTTACGAGTACCAATCGGAGACTGCCACTTCTTATTGTAAGTTTCACCTACATCAATACCAGACACTTGAGTACCAGCCATCTCAACAACAATATTATCAGATGACTCCCACCCATATCTTTCTATAAGAATAGAGACTTGTTCCATTAACGTAGGTGGAGTCATAACATGTTCTTCAGGATCAAGTTTACCAATCATAATAATATCACACAAAGTAACGGAACGATAAGAGTTAAAATACCTATAAAAAACCCCCCCACATATGTGAGGGGGTGAATACTACCAGGAGTCATATCAACCAACAGCTGGTGCGGTGAGTGCAACAGGAGTTGACTCAGCAGCAGCGAGGTCAAGTGGGAAGTTGTGTGCATTTCTTTCATGCATAACTTCCATACCCAAACCTGCACGGTTCAGTACGTCTGCCCAGGTGTTCAACACACGACCCTGACCATCAAGGATGGACTGGTTGAAGTTGAAACCGTTCAAGTTGAATGCCATCGTGGAAACACCAAGTGCGGTGAACCAGATACCTACAACCGGCCATGCGGCAAGGAAGAAGTGAAGTGAACGTGAGTTGTTGAATGAAGCATATTGGAAGATCAAACGACCAAAGTAACCATGAGCGGCGACGATGTTGTAAGTCTCTTCTTCTTGACCGAACTTGTAACCGTAGTTCTGTGACTCAGTTTCAGTCGTCTCACGGACGAGTGAAGATGTAACCAAAGAACCATGCATTGCACTGAACAATGAACCACCAAATACACCTGCAACACCCAACATGTGGAAGGGATGCATCAGAATGTTGTGTTCTGCTTGGAATACAAGCATGTAGTTAAATGTACCAGAGATGCCAAGTGGCATTGCATCGGAGAACGAACCTTGACCGAAAGGATAGACTAGGAATACTGCACTCGCAGCAGCAACTGGTGCAGAGTATGCAACACAGATCCATGGACGCATACCTAAACGGTAAGACAGTTCCCACTCACGTCCCATGTATGCATAGATACCAATGAGGAAGTGGAAGACTACTAGTTGGAATGGACCACCGTTATACAACCACTCATCGAGTGATGCAGCTTCCCAGATTGGGTAGAAGTGAAGTCCAATTGCATTTGAAGAAGGAACAACTGCACCGGAGATGATGTTGTTTCCATACATAAGTGAACCAGCAACTGGTTCGCGGATACCGTCAATATCGACGGGGGGTGCTGCTACGAAAGCAACGATGAAACAGATAGTTGCAGCAAGCAACGTAGGAATCATCAATACACCGAACCAACCAACATACAAACGATTGTTGGTGGAGGTAACCCACTCGCAGAATGATTCCCACGAAGAGGTAGATTGTTGTCTTGAAAGAGTTGAAGCCATTGTTTTGAAAAAAAAAGTAAGACCATCAGGGAATGGTGGAGTTACTATTCCTTCTGCGCCCTAGGCAGAGGTATTAGAGACGTTGTTTATACACCCTATAGGTCTCGGTTTAAGGGGTGTTAAGGTCTGTTAAGAAATGTGTTGGTCTCTTAACCTTCCGACTTATTTATAATACCAGAATTTTGATGGGTTGTCAAGGGGCTAAACAAAAAAAGACCCCTATGGGGTCTCGTCTCCGTTTTGAGTGAGCATAGCTGCCCCAAGAAACGTAAGAAGTAGAATTGATGCTAAAGAAAATAATGCCATGATAATAAGGCAAAAAAATATTTAGTATCAACTTGAGTATTTTTACTCAATATTGTTAGTGATCCCTCACGAGTGTGATGTTGCTGGCACCATCATGCCGCCACCGGGACCTTGATCATCATCAGCATCATCACGAAACATGCTTCCTAAAATGAAAGCACCTACTAAACATGTTGCTAACAATAACATTACCATACTCCTGGAATGATTTGTCCTGTAAGAGCATATGCTCCGATTGCTGCGATGACACCGAGCATTGCTGCCCAACCATTAATGCGTTCTGCGTTTTCGTTCATGACTGTTCTCCTAGTGTAAGATAAAATTTAGTTTGATCTGATGGCGAGTTCTCGTAGATAGAACTGTCACCATATTCTTTGTGGTCTTTGTATCCAACCATACGACCTTTCGTATTTTGGATCGCTCCCATCATTGCAATTATCAGGAAGATTGCAGGTGGTCCTATAATAAGGGCACCACCAATTACATAATAAGTCAGAATTTCAAGTAGAGAGTTTTCCATTCAGTTCCAAAGTTTTGTTGGTAATAATAATTTTCTCTCCATCATGAGAGAATTGTAACTCGTCTTCTGGATGCCACAACAGCTCTTCGTAAAGATCGTTGAGCGTTTGCATGTCCTCATAGAGAGCATTATGATTTGTCATTAATAAAGTGCCTCTTCTTGTTCTGCCTGGACAACTACATCACTTGTAGGATATGCGACACAGGTAAGAACAAACCCGGATTCAAGTTGATCATCATCTAGAAAAGATTGATCAGATTGATCTACTGTACCAGAAACAATTTTACCAGCACAGGTAGAACAAGCACCAGCACGACAGGAATAAGGAAGATCAATACCACCTTCATCAGCTGCGTCTAGTAAATACTGATCATCTAAACACTCGACGGTTTGATCTCCATCATTGGTTTGGAAAGTAACTTTATATGAAGCCATAGTAGTTAAGTAAAAGTCTTTGTAACACTATACCATAGCATTACAAAAAATACAATACTATGTATCAGAATCCGAACGCACCAAAGAAAAATACACTACCACTGAAAGCATAAGATACAACAGCAGCAACAAATCCAAGCATAGCAGTACGTCCATTTAGTTTCTCTGCTTTTTCTGCATAGGTCTCAAGACCATAACGCTCTGCTTCGGTTGGATCGATATACATCCTTGGTTCTTTAGCGAACAGATTTTGTTGTCCGCGATCATTGGTTGTTACAGTCATGATACACTCCGTAATGTTTCTTTACATATTATATAGGAAAAGTAAAGTTTTGTCAATAGTCCATGTTTCCACCATAACTGATGCAGGTCTTTTTGTTTTCTGCTGATGATCTACACCACTGTCTCACATAGGCATCTGCATCCTTACTCATTGTAAAGTGAGCATGGTTATGCAGTGTCCCTATCAGTGCTATCGTTCCCAGCAACAGGAAGGAGGTCAGAGTTCCTGGATTCGTTATGAAGCTTATAAAATATTTTTTCATAAAAAAAGGGGATGCCGTCGCACCCCCAGTATAACATCTAGATGTTTATGTGTTTATATGGAAGATCAGAAGGAGTACTTGACACCCAACTTAGCACCATATCCACGATCGATATCATCATCGCCGGATCCGATGAATGAAACTTCACCATATGCACCAAGTGCGTCCGTCAGTCCAAGACCAATACCTGCCTTACCAGAAGGAACGGTGTCGCTTTCAGCACCGTCAGGGGAGACTACACTAGCACCGCCTTGAACGTAGTATGAAGCAGACTCACCAAGTGCGCCTTCGTAGCCTACGTGAAGATCTGTCGTGGTGCCACCGTAATCGGAACCAGACCAACCAGAATTAGCTTCTACATTGACATAGGGACCTGCAAGGGCAGCGCCGGCGGACATGGACAGTGCAGCAGCAGCTGCGAATACAGATTTAATCATTTGAATTACCTTTAGTTACTTGCGGAATGGTTACCCGCAGATGAATAGAGACATCGACTTGTCTCGTTTTGTTACCTTCTGTTATATTGACGGAAGGTTAAGTATTTATACTACTTAAAATTTCGGATTATTCGGTAATCCGAAAGCGGGTAACAGGATTTGAACCTGCGACATCGAACTTGGAAAGATCGCGTTCTACCACTGAACTATACCCGCGAGGAGATTTACTCCTGGATAAAATCTACTTCACGATGTCCAAACATAAGAGATTTTAGTTCAACTGCACGTTCCATGCCTTTCTTATGGTAATTGATCACATCATCGATGCCAGATAGCATCTCTTCATACGTTTGTCGTGCTGATACTCTATCATCGTTGAGATAATCATCGATCGCATCTTGCATACGATCTTTACGCTGTTTTGAATATTCATGTGACCAATTAGTTTCAGATGTCATGGGATCATTTTTGAACATATTTATTATAGAGGATTTTAGGTCATCTGTCAATCGATGTAACCATTTTTCTTCAACCATTCTCCTGTCATTGGGGTCGGTTCATAGTCCGTCCACATTGTACCACGAGCACAAGATGCAAGTGCTTGTTGAGTCATGTTTTCAGTCTTACCTGCCCAGGTTGCTTCCTTCTCCCATGGCCATGCAGGTTTTGGATATGTACGTTCTACCATCTCTTGCCACAACATAGGTACTTGATCGGTAGGTTTAATAATAGCAATCATACTATTTTCAATCGTACCAGCCATACAATCTTGAGCAGCGTGCCATCCTTCATGACGCATGACACTCATCAATACACCAGGTCGATGCATGTATGATTTGTTCAAGAAGAAATTATTAGAGACAGTATGATAAACACCACGATGTCCTACTGGAAAATATTTTTCATCTGCTAAAAACACATCAACTCCGATTCGATCAAAGGAAACAAGCATTCTGTTGAATTCATCAGCAACATGATAAAACTTATCAGGATTAGGATACTGACTAGAAATATCCAAGAGACTGGAGACTTTGCTGACTTCATCAGTACATTCCTGAAGGAGCATACACCCCATGGAATGAGCTGTATAGTATTCGTTATCTTTTAGAGGGTCTGCAAAAGCAGAACCACTAAGTGCTGCACATCCAATAATAGAAAGTAATAATTTTTTCATAAAATTTAAAGTAGTAATGCACGTAAAAGGACTTGAACCTTCACGGGTTGCCCCACTGGTACCTAAAACCAGCGCGTCTACCGATTCCGCCATACGTGCGAGAAGGGGGAGTCATCCCCCGGAGCAGGCTCGCCACCTGTTTTAATTTTAGTTGTAAACAGGAAATCAACCACACGGAAGGGGTCATTTGGATCCACCACTATATTTTTACTGGAACATAGAAACCAGGCGGCAACGAAGCACCCGCACCACCAGTTTTTAAGGAGAAACTGGAAACCCGAGGGTCAATTGACCATCCCGACCAGGGCGTTTTTAAAGTCATCCCGAGACTAAGCCATTCACAGGATTTGAACCTGCGACCTGAGCTTTACAAAAGCCCTGCTCTACCACTGAGCTAGAATGGCAGATTTGAAATATTTAGGTTGTCCAATAAGGACATGCTTCCTGAGAGGATCGAACTCTCCTTAGGCAAATTATGAGTTTGCTGCATTCACCAGATTGCTAAGGAAGCATATAGGACTACCGGGAATTGAACCCGGTTCACACCGTTATAAGCAGTGGGCATTAACCAATATGCGATAGTCCCAGATGATAAACTACTGAGCGTCATTGTTTTGGTCAATGTGTATTCGTATGAGTTCATCATCGGCAGGCATCATAACTGCTGCTTTTCCATCTTCAGTAACTATACCAAAGGTTTCTCCTTTTTCAACTCTTTCCATGAGTTCATCCCAACGTTCTTGGTATTCTTCAACAGTAAAAATTTCCATAGTAGTAAGTAATAAATCGGGGTGACAGGATTTGAACCTGCGACATCCTGCTCCCAAAGCAGGCGCGCTACCAAACTGCGCTACACCCCGCATGACTCCAGTATTTTATCACTGGAGAAAGGAATTGTCAAGTAATTTGTTTGAAGTCTTGTTCAAAGATTGCTAATCCAGCATCAGTCAGCACATGGTTATACATCTTATCAAAGACAGTAGGCGGTAGCGTAACTACACTAGCACCATACATCAAACACCTGGAGACGTGATGAACATCTCTCAAACTGGCAGCAAGGATCTTGGTGCGAACACCATGAGCACAATACAGACCAGAGATAGCACGAACAAGTTCAACACCACTGAAGGAGTTGTCATTCATACGTCCCACGAAAGGTGAGATATATGTGGCACCTGCCTTCGCTGCCAGCACCGCCTGGGCAGCGCTGAAACACAAAGTAACGTTAGTTTCCACTCCAATGTCTGTAAGAACTTTACAAGCAGATAAACCGTCTTTAGTAAGAGGTAATTTAATAGTAATATTTTTACCAATATCAATATATTTTTCAGCGTTGGCAATCATTTCTTCATCAGTATCACCATCAACTTCAGCAGAGATACTTTCAAAATTAAATTCAAAAGCAAGTTCTTTAATAAATTCAAGATAATTTACACCAGACTTACGAACTAATGTAGGATTAGTAGTGACTCCATCAATTAATCCAGTTTCATATCGTTCAGAAATCGCATCAAAGTCAGCAGTGTCAAGAAAAATTTTCATTTGGTTTTTTCTAATCGTTGAAAATGTTCGTTAAGATTATAGTACAGTTTATAATTTTTTGTCAATACATAATACCCGTCTATGTCGGAACCATTGTCTGTCCATCCATAAGCAATTACTTTTTCACAAGCCCCATTAATAGTAAAACATTTACTAGTATGTAAATATTCGTGATAGCGAGCATCAAGATTAATCATTTCTCAATAATACTAAGTTGTTCTCTCTTATACTTATACCAAGGGTGCTCATAAAGTTCTGGCAACTTATCAGTTTGATCAGATGTTACTATAGTTGATTCTCTCAACTCTTGCAGCTGACTACTAACATTCACAAGCAACCCTCTTATGTATGCAAGTTCTGTTTTAAGTTCTTGTAGTTGATCTTTAATTTTTTGTTTGTTCATAGTATGAAAGATACTAATGCTCGAAGAGGGGATCGAACCCCCGACAATCTCCGTGTAAAGGAGGTGCTCTACCGCTGAGCTATTCGAGCGACTCCTCCACCTGGACTCGAACCAGGGACAGCGAAATTAACAGTTTCGAGCTCTACCAACTGAGCTATAGAGGATTATACGATGGACTTATTGGTATGCTTCCTATGGGGCATTTTCTAAACCCTAACATACCAACAGTTTCCAAAGGAGCAAAGAGAGTAACCAACTCTCAGATCACAGTGTGGTTAACACCGCCGCAGGCGAGCTCATTCCCTGTCTAACGACTCAGGTTGGGGTCGAACCAACGACCGACTGCTTAGAAGGCAGTTGCTCTATCCACTGAGCTACTGAGTCTTGTTTTGTTCTCGTTTGAGTTTGAAGTACATACTATAGTATATTTTCTTCATTGTGTCAAGCGTTTCCATGTCGTCTTTAAATCCCATGTACTTAAGGAGTTGAGAAGATCCCTCAAGTTCACTAATCAATCTTAGTATATTAACAGGATGTCTGTCAAGTCCACCAAATTGATATTTTTTATCTTGCATAGTATGCTTTAAAATATTTAATTATTCCGTCAGTCTTTATATTCCCCTGTGATACCCAATCATGGGAACACTCTGTTATTGACTGCATACTATATATTGGTTCTCCATTCTCATTAAGTTGAGAACCAAATCTTGTTAATAATAGTTGATAAATTTTTTGTCTCAGCTCCATACGATCATCGCTATAACGCCAATCTTCAATCATTTAAATACCTCCCAACCAGTTCCTGATTGCCAACCTTCATGTAAGTTTATAGTAGTTGTACCACCCTGAGTAGCAATATTATACATTAATTCATGAATATTTGCATCTTCTTTATTCACTATTGTGTCTTCTGACTCTGGAATAAGTTGATTATCTAACTCACATTGTAACCGTAATGATTTTAAATCTTCTTGGGACTCACTTAAAACAGCTGGTCCAAACCAAGGATCATCTTCCAAATAATCTGGAGCGAGTACACCAACGTAAATTTTTATAAATTTTTTAAAATTTCTTAAAATCATACCAATACCATTTTTTTAGTATAATCATATGCATATAGTTCACGACTTCCTTTAATACCCCACCCCAACCAAATATATGCAGGTTTCATATAATAGGATACAGTTTGTCCACCGCCTTCAAATTGTGGGAGGACACGCTGAAAGATAGGTTCGTTAATCATCCAGCGAGTCTGACCTTCCAGACTACTGGGATCACAGATATACTTGGCACAGAAGTTTCCAAGACCCTTGTAGCGTCCAATACTAGTCCACTGGATCAAACCATACCCACCAACCTTACATTCAGTATAGGAGACACGAGCACCACCTTCACAGATGTTAGCAACAAATTTACTTTCTTGTTGAATGTTTCCAAGAATTGTTGCTAATGCATTCCTGTCTTTAATTTTTGTGTGTTCCTGTAATTTTTTAAGTACAAGTTTTTCTGAATCAGAACAACTAGGACATTGCCATGTAGGTTCGTAATGAACTACAGGAGTTTCAATTGGTTCTGATTCAGTAATAGGTACTTCAGTTTTCATATTGGGTGTAACTGCAATAGCACTACCAATAATACTAATACCTAAAATTGATTTAATCATAGTCCTCATAAAATTTAAGTCCTCAATTGAGGAAATGGAGAATAGGAGACTCGAACTCCTGACATCCTGCTTGCAAAGCAGGCACTCTACCAACTGAGTTAATCCCCCCTACAGTCTAAAATATATTCTACTGTATTGGCAACATCATTCATTGCATCTCTCAACACTGGTTGTTGACCAGACTCTTGGATAGAAGGTTTAATGTCATCAATTAATGTCCATCTCCAATACTGCATGTCATTACAAAACCAAAGATTTATTTTCATTTGTTTAGTTAGTAAAACACGGAAGAGGTGGGATTTGAACCCACGGATGCTTTCACATCGCTGGTTTTCAAGACCAGTGCCATAAACCACTCGACCACCCTTCCATTATTTAGACCCCCATATTATAGGAGGTCGGCCGACAAATGTCAAGAGATGTGTACTTTCCCTGTTATTCCAAAAGCGTACCATGTGCTCTACGAATTTCTCTTAGTGCTTCGAGGTTCATATCCTTGGTGCCTCCATCATAAGCGTGAGCATATCCTTCTGTAATCATTTGCTCGTTAAGGGACACATTGTCGTCCCCAATGTAAAGCCAACCCAGAAGACGCCCGTATTTCCCAGTGCCACCAACAAGTTCAGTCCTAACAGACAACTCATCATCACCAGCCAACGTGCCTTCGAGTTTTTCTTTGAGCCAATTGGTTGCGTCGATTCCAAGTGCTTTCTCCTCTAGGTTTCTGGTTCTCTTTTCCGGCGTATCAACTCCTGCAACTCTAACTCTTTCCTTCTTGTATAGATCAAACCCCAGATCAATAGTGACATCAATAGTATCACCATCAAGTACACGATTGATCTCCGTCACTCGAAAGTTGTAGCAGCTCTTCCTGCTTGGGGGTGTCATTGCTCCCATCTTTTAGTTCCTTAAATGATACTCTTAGTATGTATACAACATATCCCAATGCAAGTCCAACAGCAATTATAACTAAAATAATTACTGACCATACAGGATCACTTGGGTAGTTAAGGGGGCGTAATAATAAATTCATTTGTCTATTAATTTTTTTTTCTTTATTACTTTTTTCATTAACTTAGCATATATAACTTCCTCTGGAGTATACCAATTGGGATGTTTTTTTGCACGTTTAATAAGTTTTTTGCAGATTTTTTTATCGTCCATATTACATACATCGACTGTATATAATATTTATTTTTTAACAGGCCAAGTATAATGCATTCCCATAACAATCAATAATATAAAAGCAAATACAAATAAAGAACTCATAATCTATTGCCACTATCTGGTGAAGGAATTAATTGATACGCCATCTTATCTCTCAATTTATTAATACGATCATCATCATACTGTCGAAAGTTTCCTCTTTTATCAACTTTTTTATAGTAATGCAATGCGTTGAGAACTATAGCGTAGTCCTCCATATCTAGTTCAAATTTCATGGTTGGTTAAATTGATAATCTAAAATCATTCGGTACATAGAATCCCTTAAATACCACATATGTTCTTGTTCTCCAACATCTCTAGCAGGTGATCCTGGCCAGTATTTAATTCCTTGTTCTACACAATGATACAACAGACGAATATCCTCTATTGTTAGGTTTACTGTGTAATCTGGTTGGTTATCGTTCATGGGTTTCTTGGATTAATTCCTAAAGTTCGTAAATAATCAATCCACCAGTCTTGATCTTTTATATATCTCCAATTAGGAACAGGTTTTCCTCTTTCTACAGTATAGTATTCATAGAGAGCATCATCTATAGTCTGTGCGATCTCCATATTCTTCTTCCTCTTCGTCAACGTCTGCATATGCATCTGCCACAAAGGGTCCTCTTTTTCTGAAAGGTTCTTTTCCGACATAAGAGTTTTCGGTGTTAACTGCAGATACCCATACCGCCAGTTTCATTACTATAAAAATAATAACCAGTGGTGTGAAGCAACCGATTAAAATTATTGGATTCATTTATGTTTCCTCACAAAAGGTTCCCAGTGTTGCCAATTATATTTATGGATTGCCCACATACCTAATATAGGAACGAACACTAAAATAGTTGAGAGGAATCCTAATCCATATGGGTTGTTTAATACAACACCACAGAATCTAGCAAACTGTAACATCATTCTTGTAAAAGTGAAAGGACAAAAAGAAATAATCCAACCGAACAATAAACTATTGTAAAGGAGATGACCATGTTTTCCATAGTTCTAAGAAATAACGATCCACCTGATATAAGTCTCCTTTAGGTGGTTGATCTTCAATATTGGACCATTGATTACAAAGTTCTCTCATTTCTTGTGATATACCTGAAGGTTTAAACATTCTCCCAAATGAAGACATTGCGAATGCAAATCGCATTCTAATGCGCTGTTCCATTTCCTGAGTAGGCGTCGGTTTCATAATAGTTATTCTCACCTTTTCTGTTCCCGAAATAAATGGTGGCACATATAAATGGTAGTGATCCGAAAAGTAGGACATCAGCTAAAGTCATTAATTTTATCCTCGTAAGTTTTAATCAACCGAATTGCTTGTTTTCTATCAGACCCACAAGGAGCATTTCTCAAACACATAAGAATTAATTGATCATCACTAATAGAGGGTTTAATAGTAAACCCCCACTTATCAACTTCACCTTCTGTAGGTGCTTCGCATGGATCAAATTCATGTGGCATTAGATAACATTACCTGGTGATAGTGATTGAAAAATCTTGGAGCAAGCATCAATAGCAACATGTGCTCCATATGCCCCATAAAAAATATACAAGATACCTAACTTAGCACAGTACAGTTCCAGTTCCTGACATTTTCTTATGTCTGTGGTACTGTGATCAATAATAATATCACCCTCTTCAAGTAAAGGTAGCAACTCATCAAGCGTGTCTTCTGCCTTTTGCTCTGGAAGTGTAATCTGAAAGATGCCAGGAACTATTCCTGCACTAGTAAATTTCTTATTATCAGTTTTAACTGCTCGGACAAGATACTCTAATGAAGTTACACATCCACTAAGGTGTCCTGCTTCATATTGTCCACAGGCATTCTCATAGTTAGTACTACTATAACCCCAGACTTCAATTCCCTTTGCGATCATACGACGAGCCATACCTTCACCAGTACGACCTAAACCAATCATTCCAACTTTCATAATTTCTCCATAGTATCTTCATTGTACCAAAAATCTTCCCAATCAATATTCGAGGAAGAAACATCAGTAATAGTTGTATCAGTATCTGTATTCTTTAATAGTTTCCAAAATGTCATTAAGTGCTTCATGATATCCATATTTCATCTCAGTAGATAGTTCATTTTTGTATCTGTTTTCAAATAAATCTGTTTTCCATTTGTAAATTTTATCCTGAAGATCAATTTTAGTCATGCAATTCCTAGGCATAATAACACATAATTTGAAGCTATTTAGATATGACAACAATAATTTAATATCAAATGTTTGAATATCTAAATAATAATATGACCAATCTCTAATTGATATGAAAAAGTTTTTTCCTATCGTAATGCTACTGATGACCGCTTCTGCTGCTCAAGCAGGTGGACTTGTATCAAAACAATCTTCCAGTGTTCAACTGACTGTTGATGCTGCTAGATCAACTGCCGTAAGAGTGGGCAATTCTTATAGTATTTCAGGCAGTGGTATCAATACTACTGATGGCACCACAGCAGGAGCTATCTCTGCT